ATTCTCTCAAGTCGAATGTTCTTACACCATCAACTGTAATTCTACCGTAGAAACGGTTGTTTACCACCTTCTTAGCGTATCTTGTCATAATACCCTTGATTGGTGTGAAGTTGAATGGATTGTACATTGTAGGAGTTAATTGTAGAGGTACATACGGTGCGTAAATGTAACCTGTATCAAGTAACGATGTTCCTTTGTGACCTAACAACACTTGGTTTGCAGGGAAGTAAGGGTCACGGTAAACCTGATATCTACCAGCCAATGTTCCAACTCTCTCGATACCCATATTGTATTGGTCTTGCTCAGGAGCTGCATTTGAAACGTGGAAGTATTCCAAGTCATCAAAGATAGCAGATACCTCAGAAGATACTACAATCCAGTTAGCTCCACCTCTAAGTGTAGACTTGTGGATTTGAGCTGAGATTTGGTTGATTGCTGTGATAAGAGTTTGGTTCCAGTCCTTCTGTGTGTAAGGAACTGCGTTTGAACCTAATCTCTTCCATCCGTTGTAATCCCAACGTAAGTTCCAAGCTGCCGCTTTTCTTAAGTCTCTTAAGATTTCACGGTCGATTTCAGCTGCCACTTGCTCAGACAACAAAGCTGTTAATTCAGCCTCAGCGTCGATGTTGTGGAATGCTGCAACGTCTTGAGCCATTTCAGGAGACCATTGAGCTCTAAGTTTTCTTTCTGTTACAGATACAGTAACTGACTGTAGGTCAAAAGAAACTTCACCAATTTTATCTTCGAATTCAAGATTCTTGTAGATTCTGTAAGTAGTAGTGAACGCTTGAGCGTTTGCACTCGTAGAAGAGAATGTTGAACCTGTGTAACCGTCAATTGAATTAGCACCTACTTCAGCAGGAACCTGTAAATCAACTTCCAAGTAAATCTTACCTTCAGCATCACAAACGTCGTAGTAAGTACCACCATCAGTTAAACTTTCAGGGAATCCTAATGTTTCGTTTTGACCATACTGAACAATACCTTTACCATATCTTTGAGTTACAACTCTAAATAGGTAATTGTTGTTTGTATTCGCAGATGTAGTTATATTTCCTGCAGCACCTCTGATAGTTAAATCTGCTAAGAATTCTTCAGTGTCCATAGGTTGACCGTTAGGACCGATAAGTTTACCAGCACCAGTAGACGCAAAACCTGACATAACCAAAAGAACTTTTCTGTAGTCAGTTAAAGCGTAACCTGAAGCTACTAATTGGTCACCTACCCAAACTACAGTTCTGTTACCAGCTGTAATTGAAGAGAATTGACCTTTAGAATAGTCGTAAAGACCTGGTGGGTCTAAAGCTGGTTCGTTACCTTCGTAGAATCTATCGTAAAGGTCTTTTTGAGTGTTGTAGTCGTAACCACTGTTTGGTGTTTGACCTGCAGCAGCATTAGGTGAACCGTAAGGAGCCCAGTGCTCGTTAGCGCCAGCACCTGTGTATGACTGAATGTTTGGTACAAAGTAAAACAACTTACCGATAGGAAGGTTCATAGCTTGTACAGAAACGATATCATTAGCCAAAAGTTTAGAGAAAACTCTACGTACGATTGGAAACACAACAGTTTCGAAAGAACCTGAGTCAGCAGTAGACGCAGCTTCGTTAATGAGGTATGATGCTTGGTTTTCATATAACTGAGCAACGTTCTCTTTTAGGTGGCCTTTTAAGCCTTCTAGGAAACCTAATTTTTCCCATTTGTTAATAGTATCTTCTTTGATAACTTTAAGGTGCTTAAGACCAATGTTACCAACAAGACCTGATTCTAATAATGCTCCCATTTTAGTATTAAATTTTGTTTTTTTTAGTTTATTTATTTTTTAGAGTTTTGACATTAAATCTTTAATTCTTAAGAATTGTGGATTTTCATAAGCTCTAGATTCGATTAAACTTGTTGAAGAACCTGAACTTGCTTGGTTGTTGATTTTTCTTTCAACACTTTCATTAAGTCCTTGTGTCTCTACTTTTGAAAGGTCATCTTTCATTGTTTTGTAGAGTTGTTTTGATTCTTTTAAAGTTTCTGCTGAGTCGAATCTTCTAAGAATGTTTATTTTTTCTTTCTTTGTAGTAGAGTGTTCAGTAAACAAACGAGTAGCGTAAGCTAAGTTTGAATTAAAAACAGCAACTTCGTTCAATTTTTCTCTGAAAATATTTAACGCTTTTCTGTATTCTTCATTCTTTTCTCTAAGCATTTTCATCTCTGCGTTGATAGACTCAACTTTTACACCATTGTCTGTATAATTGTAATTACGATTATTTGTAACACCTTTTCTCAAACCCCTACCTTCTTTTGAACCAAATCCATAAGTTCTAGCAGCTTCTTTAGTTTCCTTTTTTTCGTAATCTTTGTAGTGTCCTTTTTCTTCGCCAGCTTTCTTTTCAACACCGTCTACATTCTTACGTCTGTATTCGTGTTTCTTAGAACCATAGTCCTCTTCCATTTCACCCTCTTTAAATTCGAATTTAGCTTTACCAGTACCCATTTTAGTTGGTCCTTGTTTTTTGTGGTCGTCGAAGCCCTTTTTAGGTAATGATTTACCATATTTAAATTTAGGACTTCCCATCCCAACGCCTTTAGGTTTTACAGTCATTTTTGCCTCTTCGAGATTGTAGTCTTCAGAACCTTCTTCCATTTCGTCATAAGATTCCTCCATTTCCATACCCTCGTGTGAACTTTCTTCCATTTCATCGTCATCCTCATCCATTACGATTTCATACATAATGTCATCTTCTTCCATTTCTTCTTCCGTTTCATCTTCATTGTATTCGCCTTCAGCGTACAATGCGTCTAAAACAGCCTCAAGGTCTGTATCCTTTTCATCCAAATAAGATTCCCCCATTTCCTTTTCCATTTCTTCTAATTCATCTTCCTCCTCTTCATTCATTTTGACGAGGTATTCAACATCTTCATCGGTATCTTTTATGTGAACATCATCACCGTCTTTTTTAACGATAATTCCATCCTCATCACCCATACGTTTGAAAATTGCCAAGATTTCTTCATCAGAAGCATCTGTCAAATCAATAGTTTCATCTTCATCTTCGAAATCCATATCATCCATTTCATCCGAATCCATTTCTAGTTCATCAGCATCAACATCCATTGAGTCGTCATCGACATCAACATCTGTCATTGCATCAAGCTCAATCTCATCTTGTTCAGATAGAGACTCTTTTACCAACTGACTGATTTCTTCCTTCATAGTTGAAGCAAGTATTCCTTTTGCGTTTTCGGCTATAACATTCTCCACATTTCTCATTTGGAGTAAAGCCTCTTCTACTAAATCTTTTTGCGACATAGAATTT